AAGGCGGCCTGCCTACATACGGCGGGGAATCCAGCCTATCAAAGCGGTAAAGATAAGGCGCGGATAGCGCGGACGCGCCTTTATTTTGGCAATCGCCCGTTATTTCTTGCGCTATTGATTGCCGAGATTGCCGCGCATGAAAAGGCGGCGCGGCGGCGGGGCATGATAGCAGCGGTTAGGCTTAATGCGACTAGCGACGTGCGATTCGAGGCCGTATGGTTTAAGCAAAAATGGGGCGGCAATCCCCACACTTTGTTTAGTCTATTCCCTAACGTGGTGTTTTATGATTACACCAAGATTGCAAACCGTAAAGGCTTGCCCGCGAATTATCATTTAACCTTTTCACTTGCCGACGGTAACGACGCGCAAGCGGTAGAAGCGTTTCACAACGGCCTTAATGTCGCCGTGGTATTCGACACAAAGCGCAATAAGCCACTGCCTAGCGTGTTTAGTCTAATGACCAAACAAGGCGGGTTTGACGCGCAAGTTATTGACGGGGATGAAACCGATTTTCGCCCTAGTGACGGGCGCGGGGTTATTGTCGGATTGCGCGCCAAGGGCGACGCGATAGGCGATAAAAGCGGATTCGTACGCGCCGCATAGCCCGGTTACCATACCAAACGGAAAGCCCCGCCATTGCGCGGGGTTTTCTTTTTGCTAGTCAAAACGTGATAGTCGCAGCACCCTTGCTTGGCTCGCACGGCGTGATAGTCGCAAGCACCTTGCTTGCCTCGTAATAAAAAAATAGTTACGGTAGCGAAATAATTGTTGACAAGAGAGAAACCTTGGGTTATATTCCGAACATAGTCATTGCGAGACTAAAACACCGCAGCAATAAGACGGAAGGCATATCACACTACGTGCAGTGCCGACAACGCTGGGCAGGAACTGTCCAACCCTGACGAACTCAGGACAACCTATGGCGGTGTGCCGCCACTCACCCAAACGGGTGAGTCTTTGTGAACCCAGACTAGCTACCTTTCCGATAGCGTAACCTTTCCTCCCACGCCTTGCTGGGCTGGGTTCTCACAGACCCATTCAGCAACCATAGGAGCAACACCATGCAACCCACTAAAGAATACTCAGTGCGCGTCACTTTGTACCACAAATTTACCGTCGAGGCCGCCTCACAGGAGGAAGCCACAGAGATAGCGTGTCAGGAATTATGGGATGACCACATCAAAGACACCATCATTGACATCGAGGAGACAGACTAATGATTGACCACGAGTTACTCGCCATGATTATCGAGGAACACCACAGGGAATGCCTCGAGATAACCGATGCCGAACTCATGGTCTGGCACGATGCAATCACGGACGCATACACAAAGGTGACAGGCAAGTCTGCCTTTGCCCCTGACGTAATGACTAGGAGTATCAACTAATGGGGCAGCATGATGATAGACGATGAGAAGGTAAGGCTTGAACGCTTATATGCACGGTATGACGCTAGGCAAGCCGCGCTCGACCTTGGCGACCACACGTGGCACATTAACCCTGATATGCGTAACTGGTATTACGACGAGTGTGGGATACGCCGCTACAAACGCAATGACCAACCAATTATGGAAAAGGAGAGTCATAAATGGCTAGACCCATCGGAGACGTACACGGAAGAATAAAGCCTTGCCCTGCCTGTCATTTACCTACCGGCGAGTTTCTCATCACCATGAACGGTGCCCACCAGTATCACTGCGCCGAGTGTCACCACGGGTGGGCTGAGACACTCGAGGTCGTCTCGCGCCACGCCGTGTGGTTCGCTGAGACATTTGGCGAAGATTATTAGCAAGGTTGGCTCGTAATAAAAAAATAGTTACGGTATCGAAATAATTGTTGACAAGGTCGATATTTTTTTACTTAAAATGGCGGTGGTATTACGGCACACCATAACCGACGAAATCATGTACTTAAAACACAGGATAAAAATTCTTTGGGAAGAAGCAGATGAACATATTTTACCTTGACGAAGACCCGATGCTGGCTGCCCAGTATCAATGCAACAAACACGTATGCAAGATGATAATCGAGACTGCCCAAATGCTTTCGACAGCGCATAGGATGCTTGACGGCATTCATTACGCTGACGAGCAGAAGCTATACAGATGCACCCACGTCAACCACCCTAGCACGGTGTGGGTGCGTGATAGTCAGGCTAACTACCAGTGGACATATGACCACCTGACTGCACTACTAAACGAGTATACGCACAGATACGGCAAGATACACGCCACAGACCGGCTGGTTAACGCCCTCGCCAAGATACCGGACAACATAGACAAGGAAAAAGCCTTTGTAGCCCCTCCGCTGTGTATGGATGATGAGTTTAAGCAGCGTGACCACATCGAGGCATACCGCGACTTCTACTTTGGCGCAAAACACGGGTTTGCCAAGTGGACAAAACGCGACTGCCCAGCGTGGTTTTATGAGCGGGTATTTACGGTAACGTAAATCCCTTGCATCCGTAACGATGTTATGATATTGCTTGGCTATGTGGAACAAAAATAAAGATAGAGGAGCCAAGTCATGCAGATGCGTGAATTTGTTAAAGGCATAGAATTTCTGTCCACCGTTGACAGAGATATGCAAATCAGTACCGCCCTCACCTTGCTTTACGCAGGGGAGAGAGAAGGGCAACATCAAATCGACCTCGAGGAACGCACAGGGCTGTCCAACGCAGGTATATCCCGTAACGTATCCTATTGGTCAAAGTGGAAGCGGCACAAGGTTAGTGGTCACGACATGATGGACTCAATCATCGACCCTAAAGACCGGAGATACCGAGTGCTTGTTTTAACCAAGAAAGGCACGACCTTCATCAATCGATTAAAGGAGCAAATCAATGGCAGGTAAACGCGGTAACAAATGGCAAGCGCGTCTCCGTGCGCGCGACAAGTACCACCGATACACCTTTGACACCCTGAAGGAAGCCGAAGCATGGGAGGCATCAGCACGTCTCGCTCTGGAGCGCGGGGAGGCTATACCCGACCCACTGATGGTCACCACGGGGTATGCCTTTGGCAAGTTTGTGTCTGATACCTTCGTCTTGCTTTGGGGTGGCACCCGTAACGAGGCATCCGTGATGCGCTTGTGTAATGCGATGGTCAAACACTTTGGACATGATACGCCTATTCATTCCCTCGACACCCTTGCCTACGACGGGTGGATGATGGAGTGCAAACGTCAGGGTAATTCCGACGGTACGCTCAACCGGAAAACATCGGCCTTTTCACGCATCATGAAGAAAGCGAAAGCACAAGGCTATGTAGACACCTTGCCCGAAACAACGTGGCGCAGGGAACTACAAGGCCGCTTGCGTTGGGTCACTGAGGACGAGGAGCGTCGCCTGATGCAGACCTTTGACCTCTGGGGCATGGACTCAGAGATGTGGTTCTCGACCTTCCTGCTGTACACAGGGTGCCGTGATAGTGATGCTAAGAGGCTCGAGTGGTCAGACATTCAGGGCAACAAGGTATCCTTCTTCAACAGCAAGAACGATATGCCACGCACCTTGCCGATGCCCCGCAAAGCTCAGGATGCTATTCGCTGGGCACGGCAGCAGGGCTGGGAACGTCCGTGGTCGGGTGTCAAATACAACACCTATGTCAAGCACTTCCAACGTGCCAAATATCACATGGGACTAGGGGACGACCCACAGTTTATACCCTACGCCTTGCGCCACACCTGTGCCTCTCGCTTGGTACAAAGAGGCGTTGACCTGCGGCGTGTGCGCGACTGGATGGGACACAAGTCAATCAAGACAACCATGGGTTATGCTCACCTTGCTCCGGGCGACCTAGAGGTAGCTACAGAAGCTCTTGAGGACACACAAAACAACTTGCGCGTCGTAGCACAAGCAGCTAAAAACAATGGGTGACGGCGAGTTGGCGGAGTGGCTACGCACCGGATTGCAAATCCGTGTACACCGGTTCGATTCCGGTACTCGCCTCCATGTGACCAAGACCGTGACCAATGCGTGACCTTGTGACCAAACTGGACACGCAAACCTATAAAAAACAGGGGCTTGGTTTTAGGGTAACGCCTTGCAAATCCCCTAGCCAACGCCTACGTTTCCGTAACTACTTATATAACCCTTGTTCTACAACACCGTGGAGCAAGGGTTTCTTACATCCACAGGTAAATCCCTTTACGGAGGGATTACCTTTAGGGTGTCACATTAACCCTCACTATTGCACCACCAACGTGACCAAAGGAGTTCATCATTTGATTGATAGCATGATGGAAGAGCAGAAAATGCTCGAGGCTGAGATGCGACAGGCTACTGTCTTACGTTTCAGAAAAAAACATACTGATGCACGTCAGCGAGGCGACTGGGGTTCATCCCCTATCGGAGTATCTATTGGAAGAGACCTCATGACACCCTTCCGAGATTCTATAGTAGACTGGATGATGGAGTCGAAGAAAGGTAAGGCTGGTAGGAATAACTTATCAGCTAATCTTATCCAAGAGATTGATGCGGACACCGCAGCCTTTCTGTTTACCAAAACTGTACTAAACCTCGTACCTCTACCTAAGAAAGGCAGGGCGTGTACCCTGACTGCTCTGGCAATCACGGGTGCTGGTAAGATACACGACGAGCTTCGCTTGCGTTACTTTGAGAAAAATTGGAGAGCATTGGCTCGTACAATGTTCAAAGACTTCGACAAACGTGACCTACCTCGCGCCAAGCGTAAGGAATATGTACAGAAGAAGTTCAGAGACCTACATATGGATTGGATGGTCTGGGCAAAGGCTGACATGGTACATCTCGGCACAAAGCTGACTGAGTTGTTTCGTGATAGTACTGGTGCCATTCGTATGTACCGCACGTCCCGCCCGAGGTCGCGCATCGAGATAGCACCAACACCGGAACTTCTCGAGGCCATCGAAAAGCGTATGACCACCAACGAAGCGTTATTCACATCGTTCTTCCCAATGGTCATCCCTCCCCGACCTTGGCAGGGTGACCTGCTTTATTCTGGTGGATACTATACGGAAAACGTGTCGCCCTATCCGTTAGTCAAACACGCCTCAAAGGAATACCTACGAGAACTGGAAGATATCGACATTGACACTACTTTGGTTGCCATCAACGCGCTACAAGACACCCCGTGGCGCATCAATCAGCGCGTATTAGAAGCACTTGAACACGTCTACCAGCTAGACCAAGCACTGGGTGACTTCCCTCCCAGCAACCCGCAGGACATCCCACCGAAGCCGCCCGAAGCGGACACGGATGAGGCTGCGTCGAAAGCGTATCGCAAAGCCTGTTACCTCGTTCATGAGGACAACCGGCGTAACCTTTCAAAGCGAATCGCTGTCCTCCAGACCTTTGCCCTTGCTCAACGGTTCAAGAAGTATCCTAAGATATACTTCCCACACGACCTCGACAGCAGGGGTAGGGCGTACCCCAAGGCACCGATGCTCAACCCGCAGGGTGCTGACTACAGTAAAGCCATCCTCGAGTTCGCCAATGGCAAACCTCTCGGCACAGATGATGCCGCTTGTTGGCTCGCCATCCACGGCGCAAACTCGTGGGGCGAAGACAAGGTGTCCTTGCAGGAGCGCATTGACTGGGTTCTCAACAATGAGGAACTCATCAAGTCAATCGCTACTGACCCGACGGGTGACATTCGCTGGACAGAGGCAGATGCCCCGGGCGCGTTCTTGGCGTTCTGCTTTGCGTGGCAGGGTTACCTTGAGCAAGGCTTGGACTATGAGTGTCACCTGCCTATCGCGGTGGACGCTACGTGTTCCGGCTTACAGCACTACTCTGCGATGCTGCGAGATGAGGTTGGCGGATACTCCGTAAACCTGATACCTGACGACACCCGTCAGGACATCTACCAGCTAGTCGCTGACCGAGCGATGCAGCTTATCGAGGAAGACCTCGCTGGCGAGAATGATGAAGTAGCCCGTGCTTGGTTAGCGTTTGGCATGACCCGCAAGATTACCAAGCGGTCAGTCATGGTTGTACCCTACGCCGCAACCTTCCACGCCTGTATGCAGTACACTGCGGACGGTGTTGAAGAGCGTTTGGCAAAAGGCGAACCAAACTTCTACGGTGGCAACCTTTCCGACTTCACTGTTTACGGTGCTAAGAAAATCTGGAAGGCCATTGAGGAAACTGTGATTGCAGCTACCGGCGCAATGCGCTGGATAAGTGATGCTGCCCGACAGTATTCTCGTGTCTCCGAAGTGCCTTATGTTGAGTGGGTTGTTCCTACCGGATTTCTGGTTTGGCAGAACAAGCCGCAACTCAAGGCGCACAGGGTTGATACTTTCCTCGACGGTAAACGCCTACAGGTTCGGTATCAGGAGGCCAAGAAAAACCTCGACCCAAGAACTATGGCATCCAGTACGCCTCCGTCGTTTGTTCACTCACTTGATGCAGCGCATATGACAATGACCATTGAGTATGCTCTAAACAATGGTGTGCATGACTTTGCAGCGGTGCATGATAGTTTTGGTACACATGCTTGCAATATGCCTATGTTCAATCTCTGCATAAGAGAGGCGTTCGTTGATATGTATCAGGTGGACGTGTTGAAGATGCTGAAAGACCACATGGAGCGCAATACCCCGGAGCCGTTACCTAACCTACCCGAACAGGGTTCCCTCGTACTCGAGGGCGTGTTGGATAGCGAGTTCTTCTTTTCATAAATACTTACGCTACAGGAGTAGTTACATGGGATTAGCAAAACGCTGTGCCAAGTGCGAATGCCCCTTTGTTGATTATGCAGAGGGCTTCACGACTGAGATTTGCGGTGACTGTCAGGCCAAAGAAACGCCGAAGGAAACACCGCAAAAAACCAATAAAAAGAAAGTGACCAAGGATGAATGACCTGATTCCAGAAGAGTTACTCGAAGAGCTAGAAGCATTTTTTGAGGCGGGAATGTACCCCCCGATTGATGTTCTCGTGTCCCGTGTAGAGCGCGGACACATTCTAGATGAAACAGCTTATAATATAGAGGAGCTTTTTTATGAGTAAGCAGACTATTACATCACCGCTAGGCGTGGCGGTATATCCGCGCTTAACCAAACCCGACACTAAATTTGTCGAGGAAGGCATTTATAAAGCGGACATCCGTGTTCCTTCTAAGGAAGCAGAGCCGTTTATGAATATGCTGTCAAAGACTTTTAAAGAACATACGGGTAAAGCCCCTAACAAAACAGACAACCCTATGTGGGTCGTTGAGCAAGATGATGAGGGTAACCCAACCGGCACTGTCTTGTTTAAGATGCGTGTCAAAAACCGCACAACTAAGCGCGGCGACCTGTGGGACAGAAAGCCAAAACTTTTTGACGCACAGTTAAACCCTCTCAATGGTGTTGACCCGTGGGGTGGTACAGAAATGCGTGTGTCTTGCGAAGTATACGCATGGACAGCCGGTGTTAAGAAGGGTGTATCCCTCCAACCACAAGCAGTTCAAATCACTAAACTGGTTGAGGGCGGTGGCGGTGGCGATGCCTCTGGTTTTGGCTTTGATGCAACCGAAGGCTTCGTCGGTGAGAGCAATCCATTTACCACGGAAGAAGATGCGACGCCAAGTCAAGAAGACTTCTAGGAAGAAGTACTCTTTCCGCTCGGGACTCGAGGAAGCTATTGCTGACCGATTAGACGAACAAGGAGTCAAGTTCACGTACGAGGAAGAAAAAATAAAATACATTCGCCCAGCGAAGAACGCCACGTACACCCCGGACTTTGTTCTCCCTAACGGAATCATTATCGAAGCTAAGGGACGGTTCTTAACAGCCGATAGACAGAAGCATCTACTAATAAAAGACCAGTTCCCAGACTACGATATTCGGTTCGTCTTCTCGAACAGCAAAACTCGAATCTCGAAACAATCGAAAACAACTTACGCAAAATGGTGTGAGGCCAAAGGCTTTAAGTACGCTGACAGGCTCATACCAGAACGGTGGTTAGAGGAGTAACTATGCAGGAGCCGCATGAAGATTCACAGTTTGTAGCACACGAGGCGTGTCCCTCGTGCGGCTCCCGCGACAACCTCGCAAGATACGATGATGGACACGCCTATTGTTTTGGCTGCAATTACTATGAGAAAGGAACGGAGATGCGTCATGAAAACGCGGAAATCGAAATCACCGAACCGGATGGCGAAAGTTCTGTCGTCGTCCCTCTTTCGCAAGAGAGTGGTGCAAAGCAAAAAGGTTTACTCCCGAAAGGGCAAGCAAAGCCCCTGCGAAAGCGAGGAATAACCGAAGACACTTGTGTTAAGTGGCATTACACAGTTGGTGAAATGAATGGGCAGACTTGCCAAATTGCCAATTACTACAACAACACACGTCAGGTTGTGGCACAAAAGGTACGCTTCCCTGACAAACGCTTCGTCTTTCTTGGAGATACAAAGGCGGTTGGCCTATACGGTGACTGGCTTTGGCGCGACGGCGGGAAGATGATAGTTGTGGCTGAGGGAGAGCTTGATGCTCTCACAATCAGTCAGCTACAGGGTAACAAATGGCCTGTAGTGTCCGTGCCTAACGGCGCGGCAGGAGCATTGAAAGCCGTCAAGAAGAACATGGAATGGCTGTGTAAGTTTGACACCGTTGTGTTCATGTTTGATAACGATGACCCGGGCAACACCGCCGCGACTGAGTGTGCCCAAGCCCTGCCTCCGGGCAAGGCTAAAGTTGCCCACCTCCCCCTGAAAGACGCAAACGAGATGCTGACAGAGGGGCGAGGCGCAGAGGTCATTGATGCCATCTGGGGTGCTAAGGAGTACCGCCCAGACGGCATCGTCGCGGCCACGGATTTGTGGGACGAGTTTATTTCAGACGACGACGCAGATTCTGTCCCATACCCTTGGGATGGTCTGAACGAATTGACTCGAGGTCTACGCAAAGGCGAGCTTGTTACCTTTACCGCAGGTTCAGGTATCGGTAAGTCTAGCGTGTGCCGCGAAATCGCCCATCACCTGCTCACAGTGGGCGAGAAGGTTGGCTACATCGCACTCGAAGAGTCGGTGAAGCGTACCCTTCGCGGAATTGTGGGCATCGAACTGAATAAACCCCTACACCTAGAAAGAGGAGAAGTCGAAGATGATTTACTTCGCAAGGCTTTTGACAGGGTATGTGGGGACTCCAAACTTTACCTCTATGACCACTTTGGTAGTATTGATGGGACTAACCTTCTTGATAGAATTAGGTATTTGTCTCGCGGTCTTGATGTAAACTGGATAATCCTTGACCACCTTTCGATTGT